TGTAGCGACCCAGTTCTTCTGGTCCAGTTTCTGGAACCATTGTTCTAAGGTTGCTGAATCTACTTTAGACGGGTGTACCTTGATATAAAGCGGAGTGATATCCAAAGGATACCACTTCTCTTCATTAAGTGTGCGAATTGAGTTGAATAATTCAACTCCGCACGACTCTCGGTAGCATCCGCTGCAACAAGATTTTCCTTCGTTAACGACAAGACCGCTCCTCTTAAGGAGGCTCTTGAAGTATAACGCCTTGTCTGCGGGGACGATAGCATCGTCCCCCCATATATGACAAGGGTCTTTCTCGCAGGCGTATAGGGCTAAGCCCAATACTATTGCGTTCAGGACCGGAAAGCAGACTCCACTTCCCATAGGTGCGAAGGTCCGTAAAGGAACCAACTCACCGTCCGGGAAACGAGCAAAAGTAGATCGAACTCCAAAGAGGAATTCTTTCCACTGAGGGAGAAGTAGGCTGACTAGTCTACGAGAAACATGGTCACTTGCGTCACTTAAATCAATAGTGGCGTAGTTGACGTAGTATGGTATACCAGAACGTGTATAGCGCTTAAGTCTACTAAACATAAGCGCATTATGCTCCGCCTGATCGATAAGATTGGTATTGCGTCGGAAATGCTTACGCATTTCTTTTGTCAATGCTGCTCCTACGCTCATTTGTGAGTACATGTTCCCAGCAGGTTCACTTGATACGAATCTGTTGGTTTTGATAGATTTTGGAACTTCGCCAACTCTTGTTACACCATAGCGGTGAACAAGGGGAGGTCGTTCAAAATTCATACCGAATTTGGTATCCAAGAGTCGCAAGCTATATACAGTAAACGGAGCAGAGTAGGGAAGAGAAATCTCCCAGCTCCACCGTTCATGTATACTTGCGCGCTCACTCGTAGTTCCAGGCCCGAATTTCCCGGGTGGCAATTCCGACCACGAAGAAGGAGGGCGTAGTACACTAAGTACTCGCCTTATACCCTCGATTTCCGTAGTATCGAGCGTAATTGCGCCCGGTCGGCGGAAACGGTCTTTAACCGATTCCCAATCCGTGTCTCTGCGCGGTGTACCTTTATACTTGTAGACCAGCCGTATTACGGCATGGAGCTGCTCCACCATCACTGGTGAAGCAACAAGTATCAGGTTACCGTATTTATGCGCCACAACTCCGTACTCGATGTACTGAGGTGGAATATAGCATAAATACTCCGCTGTTACGTAGTTTAAGCATAGCAAAGACTGCCATGCATCGACCCGTAGCAGATAATCTTCATTAGCAGGATCGTAGTATTTAACTACAGCCCCCGCTAATGCAGAAGGGATACCGTTGCGGATGAGATCCGCGGTGATACACTTTCGCAGGGCCTTA